GTGCCGTCCTGCAGCTGCAGTTCAATGTTGGGGAGTTCCCATATGCTGGAGTACCCAAACCCCACGCAGATGTCTGATACCGCAGTTTGCAATGTGAATCTGCCAAGTGCGTCCACTGCAACTTGTAACCGTTTGCCGTCTGCCAATATTTCTATCTGTTGATTTTCAAACACAGACGGCAGCGTAAACGTGGTAGCAGGCGGCGATATGTTTCTCCACCACAAAGCACAATCCATCATGACGTAATCGTGCGGATCGTCAGTGTGCGGATAATATGACAATCGTTCAAGACAGTAATTGTCTCCCCTTCCCACAACAAAATATACTTCATCGTAGTTGGGGGAACTGATGGTTTCCACGGCGTAGATTATTCCTTGCGTTTCCATCTTGCTCCATGCATAGACCTGCTGTTCCTTCACATAGGTCAGACAGGCGCACGTCCCGTCACTCAAGACGAAAAACATCATGTAATCCGGTTCCTGCCGGTACGCACAATCCACGATACTCACGTCCTGCGTGATATGTTTGGCTAATATCGTAAGATCCATGCCATCATAGGAATCCGTGCCAAATGAATACTGTAAGTCACGCACGGTCTTTCCATGACGTTGTACATAAATCATCTCGCCGCCAATCATCTCCGGCACAACGTCCGTACACCCACGGCTCGTCTGTACCCTTGGGGATACATTCGTAGGCGTGACCACTTCCGCTCCGTTTATGATCCATTCGTTTCCTTCCGTCATCACCAGCAAATCAGCGTGGGCCATCAGGTGCAGGATGCGGTAATCCTTCCGGGAGATAAACGATACAGCCACAGCAGAATCATCCGTCACCGTGCCGTCCACACGTTCCGTGCCGAAATTCCAATAATCACCCGTGCGACTCATCCACAGCATATACGGTGCTGCATTAGTTGCAGCGAAACAAAGTCTGTCCTGGAAGAACGTCACACAGCTTGGGTATCCGTATGCTGCGCTCCATGCCCCAAACGCCCAATCATCAGAAGCACTTGTGTTGATAAACCTTTTTTTAACCGATGCCGTAACGTGGGTGCTGTCCGTGTATGCCGTTATCTTTGCCCAGCCTTCGTAGGTGTACGGGAATCTCGTCAGGTCTGCTGTCAGCGTTCCGCTCGTCAGAGTTACGTTTAATCTTATGTACGTCTGGTCATCAAACGTCCCGGACTCGGTAGCGTTAAAGTCATTGTCGCTTGTGTATGTCCTCAACGTGTACCATGTGTTGTCATCGTCACTGTACTCTACGTTGACAGTTCCTTTCCATGTTCCGTGGGTGACTATCTTCCACCCAGCAGGACCTGCCAACAGACTACTGCTTGCGCCCGTGGAAGTTTGGCTGACGGAATCCGCCGACACCTTCTGCCGTAACATGATTTGGTTTCCCACGTCATTGGAAGAAAAAACTCCGGTGCTTGCCGTCAGCGTCACACTCCCGCTCCGTGCGGACGGGGTTATCGTTGTTCCGCTCGTCATGGTTGTGGCATCAAAATAACCGGGAGAGGGGTCAAAATTGGACAAGCTGCTGAAGGTATCCGTACCCGTCCGTTTCAGCACTTGTACCGGGTGCGTACCGCTTGCGATGAACATCACGTCCGCACTCTGTGCAAAACGCAGTTTGGGCAAATCGTCACCGTTGAACGGCGTACTCTTTGTGGCAACCAAATCTCCGTCTTTGTAGATATATAAATATTGGTACGCAGAGAATAGCAGCAGATAGCTTGTTTCAGCGTCAACCGCAAACTCCTGCAAACGTGCCTTGGACATCTGCCCACCCCCCCTTAACTTAATATGCCGCCGCCTATCTCGCCTGTGATATCTGCCACAAACTCCGTACCGGGTCTGCGATAGGCAGAACCATACGGACGGATAAACACGTTCTCGGCCTGCAACAATGCGGATTGGTATTTGTCAAGGTCAACACGGCTTGCCACGTCAGGGGAGATCTCGCCGGTAGCAAAACTCGGTTGCAGTATATAGATTCTTCCGTCCGGCATTTTTACCACCTCGCCTTAAAGTATTTGCTGGGATAATCAGGCACTCTGTTCCGCTCAACTATCTGCGTAAACTTTGCTTCCTGCAATATGCCCATGCCTTGCGCCTGCATCTGCTGGGCAAGCTGTTCGCTACCCGTCAGAGGTACGCAAACCGCCGCCGCCAAATAATAACTCAACGCCTGGATAAAGTCAGCGGGAAAGAGATCCACCGTTGTTGCGTTGCAAGTATATTCCAGGTATGCGTCCTCTACGTTGCATACCAATGCTTTCGTGTTATTCGACAATACCACCTGATCCATGTTGCCGGGAAAGTTCTTCTCCAATATGCACCATGTGTTGTCCTCGTTATAAATCTTTCTTGCCATCACACAATCAGACGGATAAGTGTATGTGTACTTCCACCCCGGCGTGGTTGTATTGACGGCCGTTAACTGTGTGTACTTCCGTGCAAAACTCCAATTGTACGCCCGCAGTAAAACCTGCCTCTGTAAATCGTAGTGCAGATTGCAGGTCCGGGCAGCTTCGGTATCCTCGTTAAGAGCAGTTATCTGCTCCCGTCCAATATGGTTTAATGCCAGGTTGCAAATATCGGTTGCTGACATAGTCATGGTATTACCTCACTTTTGAAAAAAGGGATGGGGAAAACCCCACCCCTCAAACTCTCACAAAGTTTTTCAATTTATACTGCCTTAATGTCCACGTCAGCTACCAGGCCGGCAGTTACAACAGCGTCACCGGTCATGCTTGCAGAACCGGTCAGGTACAGACGCAGGAACGGTTTCAGGCCGATCGGCAGACGTGCTGCCACGACCAGTCCCTGGGAACCGGTCGGTACGGTAAAGGAAGCAACAGTCGCCGCGCTGGACATAGCAGCTACGGTATCATGCTGCAGTTCGATGGTCAGGTTGCCACCCGCAGAGGCAGCGCCCGTGATCTCTACGACCAGCCAGCAGGCCTCTTCCGCTACGCCGCCGCCAGTGTTAGCTACAACGTTGTCAGACGCGGCCGGAGTGGTGCCATACGTGGTGATGGCCTTTTTATCTAAGAAAAGATTACCAGCATCCCAAATCATATTCGTTTTCCTCCTTCCTTATCAGGTAAACTGAGACTCAGTGTTGATCATGCAATCCAGGCGGACCACTTTCATGCCATCAAAACGCAGGATCGGCACACCGTTCTCCAGAGTGTCGCGGGTTACGTAGGAGTTGTTTTTGTCCATCAGGAATACCTTCAGGGCAGTATACATCTCGGTGGATACGTACAGCACGCAGCGTTCCGGGTGACGCATTCTGTCATGTGCTTTCAGGAAGGCGCCCATGATGGCCAGTTTCTGGGCAGCAGTGCCGGTGGTCAGCACACTCGGCAGGATGTTACGTACAGCGCCGGCGCCACGGTAGTCGCGGCAGGTCAGGCCGCACTTCCACTGGAACAAGCTGACCATTGCTTCAAACGGTTTGCCGGAGGCGTCGTATACGGTCTTTTCGCCCAGGTCACGGTGTACCAGGCCGGCAGTTGCTTCACGCGGATAAATGCCGGTGGTAGCACGATCACCCCACTCCACTAAGAAAGCGGAGGTCATGCTGGAGGCAGTGGTGCCACCAGCGTCGATGGTGGTGTAACCCTGAGCAGTTACGGTGTTTACGCCCATGATCCGGTGACGGATGTCTAAACCATTAAACGTGTCGGGATCCAGGTTGGTGTTGCCATAGATAACCATGTTCGCGACTTTTTGCCCAAAGGCCTCGATAAAGCCCTTGTCTTCGGACCGGCGGAACGCTTCCTTGTCCGGTGCCAGGGCCAGCAGTTCGGTGTCCACTTCGCTCCGGGACTCCAGCACTACGCTGGTGTCCACGATCTGCTGGGTGCTGCTCTTGTCCGGGGTGATACCGCGATTGATGTAACGGATTGCCGGGGTCGGCAGCGCGCTGCGCAGGGTGGTCTTGTTGCCTGTTAACAGGTTACCCTGCATCCAGGTCATGTCTTCTAAGATGGGGTTGCTGAGGGCCAGTACTTCGATGATCTCGTCGATGTATCCCTCAGGGTTCATGCGTTTCCTGTAGTCGTTCAGGGTCAACGCATTGGTGCCTACAGTTGCCATATTTGCATCTCTCCTTTGCTTAAAATATAGTTATTACATTTTTGAGTTCGGGTACCACGTCGGTGCCTGTGTCGGCGCCGGGGTACTCGTAACGTTAACAAGTTTACCCGGGTCCGCCTGTACCAGGTGGCCCAGCATCTCACACAGTTTGATAATCTCGATCCGGTTGCCAGCGCCCGTTTCATTCAGTGCCTGGCGCAGTCCCGGTATCTGCTTCTCTGCCGCTTCGATACCCGCGCCTGCTGTGGACAGTGTCTTGTCCAGGTTGGCGCCCAGTTCCGCCTTGGCCTGCTCACCCCAGCCCGTCACCTGCGCCTGGTATTGGGACCGTACAGCGTCAGCTATCTGCTGCCCGTACTTGATCCCGTACGCGGCCATCTGGTTCGCCTGGTCGTTGGTAAGGTTCATGCCTCGTGCGATCTCGCTGAATTCCTTGGTGATGGTTTCATCTAACTCGGTGCCTTCCGGTATCGTCGCTTTGAAATCATACTGTTCCGGCGCGCCCGCCGGCTGGGTTTCCTTCGCCTCTGCTTCCGGTTCCTTCTGCTCGGTGGTGGTACCAGTTCCGCCCAGCATAGTCTCCGCCGCGTCGGCCGGAATGTTAGTGGTAGCAGGTTCTGTCGCCTGCTCCGGCGCATTCGTGCTATCGTTGGCCGCGGTATTCATGGGTTCATCCATGGTCTTCCTCCTTTGCTTTTGCCATCTCCAGGGCGCGTTCCTCAAACTCCATCAGGTCTTCCTGTGCTTTGTGCAGCTGCCTGATCCCGTCTACGCCCAGGAGTGTCTTAATGTTGGTGTATATGTCTACGGCAACACTCCTGCGGCCTTCGTTATAAAAGGTCCCGGAGTTGCCGGTAAAACCACTGCTGTGCAGGCCTTCATTTTTCAGGAGGCGCGCGATGAACCAGCGTCCTTCCTCTGTCTCCAGCAGGGTCTGCAGCGCGCCTTTGTCCTTGTCGGCAATAGCACGCCGCACCCATTTCTGCCGGTCGTATCCGTCGTAGTTGCTTTGGTACTTCGGTTTAACTCCCATATCACACCGCTCCACTCATCCCCAACCAGTCCTGCAGCGCAGGGTTTCCGTCGTTCGCCGCCTCGGTCGCATTCTTTGCGGCCTGCGTGATCCCCGGCAGCGCCTGTGCCATCTGCATGGCCTGCTGTTCCTGCTGGGCCTGCGCAATAGCCTGTTGCTCCTGCTGTATCATCTGCTGGACCTCTTCTTCCGGGCGCCGCATCTTTGCCGGCGCACCCAGCATATCCATGTAACGCGCCACGGTCCCCAGCGGGTCGATCGCTTTGATCGCGTCCGGCCACATCTGTGCCATCTGCGCCACAAACGCAATTGCCTGCTCGATGTTGACAAGCCCAGACATTTTTTGCGCCTGCGCCAATGGTGATATGTAGACGATTTTCACATCCTCCTGCGATATCATCATGGCCACGTCGGGATCCATGGGCGGGAACACACCGGCCCGTTCCAGGATGTTGTAGGTGCGTTCCAGTATCGGTGTCAGGTATTCTTCCTGCAGACGCTCCACCACGGGACCTAACTGCTGCAGTTTTTCTTGCTGCCTTTCGACGATCTCCCGCGCAGTCATATTCCCGGTCGTGATACTGTCCAACATGAGGAACAGGTCCGCGCTGTAGGCACGTTTGATAGCGTCTTCCGTGCGGATGATTTCTTCCGCCAGGTGCGGCATGTCAAGCGCCACGTTGAACAGCGGGTTCACGGTGCTGTTGGGCGCCGGCAGTTTGGTGACGCCACCCGGTATCAGGTTGATCCCTTCCGCCAGCACGTCCGCTGTAGCTGTCAGCGGAGGTTTCACGCTTAATTCCACAGCAGTCAGGTAGTCGCGCTTCATCACCTGCAGGGACTTGCTGTCCGCCAGCGCGTACCAGCCGGGACCGTATCCGTAGGGGTTGTTACCGTTCACCTGGTAGCGGCCCGTCGGTACCGGGAACTCATCAAACCCGCCCACGTATAACCAGTCGTTCGGCCCGCTTCCGTCGATCCAGTACATGCTGATGTATGGCATGTTCAGACGCCCGATACGCCCCGGCACGGCCTTTTCATTAGGTTCCACTAACCACCACACGTACCGTGTCACGTTATCCGGCACGTTGCCCGCCTGGATACTCAACCGGTCACTCAGCGGCAGGTTCTCCACGCCGAACGTATCGATGATCTGGTGCAACTTCATGGGGTACCTGCGGGCGAAGGTGTTGACGATCCCGTCGCCGCCCACGTCGATATAGTACGTGCCAATGGTCTGCGACTGGAAACGCACACCTTTGTTGACGTCCGGCAGTACTGCCAGAGGCGCCTGCCCGTACGGCATCTCA